CGATGATTTAGGTCATGCGTATGACTTGGCTCAGTCTTGGGTCAATGGTGCGCTGGGCCGCTCTCTTGGCTCTTACTCTGCCGCCATTAGGCGTGTGCTTCCAGACGGCAATCTGATGAAGCCTGTGAAATATATTTCACCAGAGGTGGGGGGTGTGTGATGGCTATATCTGAAGAACAAAAGCTGGATAGAACCACATGGGATGGTGTGGAAAAGTTAGCAAATAATTTGCGCCAGCGGAATCAGGGCGATCAGCCCACATTGTTCAATACGCTCTTAGCGGCTCTCACAGAGCCAAGGAAGGGGCTTATAGGATACAAGGGCGGAAAATATGCTGAAGCGATGAGGCGCAATATGCAGTCTCAAATAGCTACATCTCAAAAGTTTGTTGTGAGCAACAGTCTTGTCGAACACGCTGTACTGGCCTCACACGCTAGGCCAAAGCATTTGCTTGAGATGCTACAACGTGGCATCCCGCCATTTAACAATATGTGGATTGAGTGGGATGAAAATTTTCGTAGGAATATTGTGATCCGCGAAATGGACAAGCTAGGCATTGATGCGCGGAGTGACGAAAAGGCTAATCGTGTTGCTTATCATATTCAGATGATCAATGATAAATTTATGTACAGCAATTATTTTGATGTGCATGGCGAAGATAAACTAAACGCGCCACCGTTGGCCTTTCACTTATCGAATAATGGGATCATAGCCAACGATGAGCCAAACCAAGACCATCAGGCCTTTATGAGAGATATCAGCATCACAGGTACAGCACTGATGGGCGAATGGTACAGGGACAAGTATTTGGATGAGAATCACGCAAAATATGCAGATAAAAAAATTCCTTTGTCTGTCGATGATACAGCTTTAGGAATTATGCTTGGCTCTTTTGCACAGATGCAAAGTGCGGCTATTCACTGGCTAGTCCCGCAACATATATTTGCAGAGGGGTGGACAGGTGAAGAAATGGCAAAAATAAAAGCCAGATCATTAGCGTCACAGGCTGGCGATGGGCGGTTTATGATCGCGCTCTTGGGTCTGCTCAACTATGATCTGATTGTTCATGAATCCACAACCCCGCCCAAAAAGATTGACCATAAACGCTTTGGTCGGGTGGTTCCTAAGAACGAATACAAAGTTGTAAATATTGAGCTTCCGAAGCCGCGTGGTAAGCGCATGTATGAACAGATGTTCACGGGACAGGGTAGCCCAAAAAAGGAGCATTGGCGGCGTGGACATTGGCGCACATTAAAGGATCAGTTTGGCAAGATCAAAAAGCGTGTGTGGATTGGTGAGATGAAAGTCGGCAACCCTGCTTTGGGAACCATTATTCACGATTACCACTTAAACGGTAAAGGTGATCCAGAGCCGATCAAATAACTCTGTGGTTTGGTCATTGCAGAGTGAGAGCGGTAGGCTAACGCTTGCCGCTCTCTTTGTGTTCAGGGCAGTACCAAGTGTTACCGTGATCGAAGCTATAGCAAGCTAGATGTGAGCCACATATTTTGCACTCATGATTTTGATGCACTCTCGCGGTTGGTTTTTCGTAACGCTTCACTGGTTTTTTTCTGGTTTTCCACCGATTCATTCTGCACCAAAATTTTCATAGCCGATATGCGGGACTTCAGCATAGTAATAATTGACTGCCAATCTTTATAGCTACGATCCATTTTCTTTCGCTCTGGTGAACGCCGTAGCACCCATAAACGCCGCCACAATGCCCATATTCGCCACAACGTAGGTTGAAAGCAAAGCAGTCACCATAGGCACTCTGGCATCGTCTATGAGCGGGGAAACCACTAATGCGATGCTGATTGCGCTGGCGATGACACTCACCCAACATATCAATCGTTGTTGATCTTGGAGCTTATCGTTATTTTCAATTCGTATCATTCGCTCATGGCGGTCTAGTTCGCCGTTAGTGATTTCACCATCCCCATCTAAATCTGCTGGGTTGAGCTTACTGTCTGCTGATAATGTTTTTGCCATGTTACCCTCTCGCCGCTAACCATGCGATTCCGATTGCCGCTACAACTAAAATAGCAACACCGAATCCTACCATGAGCATTTCTTGCATTTGTTCAATCTCTTTTTGCCTTTGTCGTTTGGCTTCCAGAGCCGCTTGCTTGGCCTCTTGGATACGTTTATTTCTTTCCTGAATGATACCAGCCCATGTCCCGTGACCAAATCTTAGGTCCACTAAGGTTCTGATCTCATTGAGCTTTTCTTGTGCCAAGCGTGCGTCTATGACTTCTCTGGCTACATTCTCGACACCAAACTGATCAGCCAAACTTGTACCTGATTTTTTGTTTCTGGCTTTGCTACATTCCTCTGTGCCACGGATGAGGTCATCTATCGACCCCGCAATGGTGCGGATATCAGATGCGGTTTCAATGTTTGATTTGATAAATTCAACGCTTTTCTGAACAAGCGCAATTCCTGTGAGTATTTCTGCAACGACCATTGGACTACCTTTTCAGTAGCCCTGATGGACTTGTTTATGTCAGATGACTGTTTTTAATATATCAATAAACCTCAGTGATTACTACTGGCGGATCATAAGTCTCAAGAATCTTTTTCTTGATTTTATATACAGGAGTCCGTGTGGCCTTTGATTTCACATCTTCGATTATGTGTTTGCCTGAAAGGCTATATTGAAAATCTGCAACGTAATGACCGATCTTGACACCGTTGACCATGAGTGGGATTCGTGGTTGCAGTCGTAGATTTTCAATCCGACCTTGTGATTCGAGCAAGGATAGAATCTTGTAACGCTCTGCCTCTTTTTTTGACGCAAAGGTAATACCATCAATCACTGTTTTAATCGCGCCATATTTATTTCTACGCATACATTACTCGCAAGATGTTGGGGATATTTCATTATACCAAAATAATTGTTTGCGGTCTGCTTGATTTATGATTATAAACCAATATGTATCTATGTAAAACCAGAGGCGACCATGAATGTATTTGAGAAACACGGAGTGATGCACCTGTCTGCATCCACCCTTGGCCTATGGGTATCACAACCCGCCAGATGTTTGATGAAAATAGCTGGCAAACTTGACGGCGGCGTAGGCGCATCCGCGTGGCGAGGCACAGCGGTTGATAAAGTTGTGACCCGCAAATTGCAAAATCCAGAATTGAAGCATGAAGATTTGACCGCAGAAGCGGAGCGACTATTTGATCTGGAATCTAAACAATCAAAATTTGAACAGCCAGAGGCCAAGCTGAAAAAAGAGCGTGGCGATCTGGGTGCGTTCATCAAATCAGCTACAGATTTTTATGAGGCATTGGGTGAGCCGTATGAGTCCGCCCAAGGAAAAGTCACGACCATGTTGCCAGATGTGCCTGTGCCGTTCTTGGGTTACTACGATTTACGTCTTGGTGAAAAAGTCCGCGATATGAAAACAGGCAACGCTGTTAGCTCACTGTCATATGCCCATGCGCGGCAGGGATCGATTTATGGCTATGCGCTGAAGCGGGTTCCTGTGATTGATTACATTTCAAAAAAGGGCGTGACTAGCTTTGAGATCACTGATGTTGATTATCATATCCGTCAGGTTCAGATCGCGGCTAAATCACTTGAAATAGCGTTATCATATAGCGATGACATACTGGAATGTTGTCAGCTTGTTTATCCAGATTTGGATCACTGGATGTGGTCTGACCAAGAGCGGGAAACCGCAAAATCAATATGGAAAATGGAAGGGGCGACCGATGAGTAAGGACGGAATAGTTTATAAGCATATCTGGGATACTTTCAGGGCAGTAGAATTTGCGCCTGATGATATATCAGCAATAGAATCTAAGCCTGATCGGAATGGTGTGATTACTAAATTGCACTATTTGAAATGGTCAGTTGCTTTGCGGATTCTAACTGAAAATTTCCCTGATCACAAAATTGAGTTTGAGCGTTTTGATAGGGGCGGCAAAGTTTATGATGTGATGTATTACGCATCTGAGGGTTGCAGTGTGCATTGTACAATAACGATTGAAGGGGTCAGCCGTGATATGTGGCTGGCTGTGACCGACTACCGCCACAATGCTGTTACCAACCCAGACGCAAGAGATGTCAGCGACTCCAAGATGCGTTGCATGGTTAAATGTCTCGCATTGTTTGGTCTGGGCATTGAAATATATGAAGGCAAATATGTTGAGCCAGTGGGGGTGGATGATGAAAACCAAGCAAGTTAGCAAGCTCTGGAAAGGGCGATTTGTTTCGGTGCGGGACTACGAGGTGCAAGCCGCTATCAAGAAAGGCGGTTTGCGGTTGTTTCATAATGATCAAATCATGGAGCTATCAGTTGAGGAATTGAAGGCTCTGAAACCCACAGGGCAAAATCATCAATCAAAATTTGGCGGAGTTTATCAGCTAATTGATATCACTTGGAAACCGCTAACACATGATCCACGACAGGAGAGTCTGATATGAATCAAAAGTATGAAAACACTGGCAATCTTTTCAATGCCGCCAATACTGATGTGGTTAGAAAAGGCAAGGTGGATATTGCTGGTA